TCCAGCGTTCCCGTGGGTTTGGAATTCATCTTGATGTTCTCAAGGCCGGGCATCGGCACTTCGATGGCTTCTTTATTCGGAGAGTAAATCTTTCCGCCCCATACATATGTATCAGCGGGTTGCCAGCCGCAGTAGTCTGGCACGTCAATTGGTTTCTTTTCGCTACTCATTTTCTCTGCACAAGCCCTCACATAGTCATACAAGTTTTTGTCGTTGCCAGAACCAAAGCTGGCCATGATGTTTTGTTGTGCCAGCGCCTTGATGGTCTCGTCTTTGCTGACCACGGCTTTCTGCGCAAATGAAATGTCCACAGTCCTGTACTCCCGCACTGCCAGCATGTGTATGAGATGCTCGCCGTTGTTGTTAAGAATATCCACAGGGAACAAGTCGTAGGGCAGCAACATGATCTGGCGCTTGGTTACGTTGCCAGTAGCGTCAGTGTCTTCCTTCTCCATGAATACGCCGCCCCGAACACCGTACGCATAACCCTTGGGTGGTTCAGGGCGGACTACTTTTTTTGTTACTTCACCTTCCCTTGCTGGTAACTCCAGCGTAGTTTCGGTGGTGACCACGGCGGTCTCACGTCCAAGTGCCAGCGGGTTTGTAATCTTGCCGCGATACTGACACCCGTCACAAACGCCCGGATTCTCTGAGTCAAACTTAATGCACGGGTATGGCCCTTTGATCTCAGCCAGCTTCTGGTTCATACGATCATGTGGGTATGGGTGCAGGTCAGACAACCAGATCGCCGCCTTCTCGCCATCGTTGCACTTCTGTGCAATGCTCAACCACCCACGCCACTGCGGTTCCATACCATCTTCGGTTGCGTTCTCAACGTAGTGCCGAAGCTGTTCACAGCCCCCGCCGTTCTTTGTCTTCTTGTAAATGTTCTTAAATAGCGTGATGCTGTTCTCAAACAATTTAACTGTGGTGGGCGTATGCGTTGCGTCAGGGCGTTGGCCGGGCAGGGCCAGCGTGGGTTGATGACGTGGTAATGCGGGTAATGATCTGAGTTGGCTCTCAATGTGGTTGGCCAAGTCTTCAAAATCAAACGTATCGCCCTCGGCTAGTATGCGCACTGGGCGCGGCTTAGCGTACTTGGCCTTGTTGTTGTACGTGCCGGGGAAACGCAGTACTCGGGCAGAGTCGGCGGTCACCGTCATGTCGATGCTCAAGCCTTCTTGTTTGCACAGGCGCTTTAAGTTCTCAGCAACAGGCTTCCATTCTTCAACGGCTATGACATTCGTAAACGGCCAGTAACAGTGCAAGCCACCGCCTGAGTCCACGATGTATGGTGTGCCAAGTAAGTCCAGACCAGTCTTGACCATGAACTCATTGAGCGACATGGCCGCTGCTTTCTTGGTGTCGTAGCCATCCATGTCAATGAACAGCGACCGAATGAACCTTGCGTTCTCTGCTGTGCGCTTGCCTTTGTTTTGGAATGTAGACAGCGCAAAGTAGATGTCTTTGTTGTCACCCCATTTGGTTATGGTGGCAGGGAGTTCCTCCAGATGTTCAACAAAATTGTGCTCCTTCTTTTTTGTAGTTAGCTCTGCCGCACAGTACAACCCGTTATCCGGGGACGGCAAAACAACCGCTAGAAATTCAAGCGGGGTCATGAGAGTCCTTCGGGTTTATTTGAACAGGTCGAGCTGTGTGTCGTTGTGTATAGGATATGCGTGTTCTGTTGCGACTGCTGCAAAGCGGCGTAACAACTCAATCTGCCACGTCAATGGTGCGCCCATTGGTGTGTCATTCATATACATTGCAAAGTACTTAATAAGCTCTGAGTTACTTAAAGTGCGAGGTTGTAGTGCTGACATATTTTTCTCCATGCTTCATCTGCTGTTTTGGAATTCTTTAAAAAAGTAAGCATTGTTTCAACTCGATGTTCGTAGGCAACAAAAATTTCACCACCTTCAAACCAGTTGTAAACAGTCTGGCGTGACACGCCCAGTGCTTTGGCAATACGCACAACTGAAAAGTTGAGATGCACTGCCCAGCGCCCAAGCTGATTGCCTTTAGTCTTTGGGGCACGCATGATTGCGTCAATTGTTTTTTGTGAGTAGGCCATAGTACGGGGGCCGAAGCCCCCTTCTCCTAGTTATTCATCGTCCCAATCGGACACCAGATCAGCCAGCTTGCCTTTCTTGGCAGGCACGGCAGAACCCTTGGCAGCTTCCTTGCGAAGTTCAGGTTCGGAGCCGTCATCGGCAACAGGCTCGGCCTTGGCTTTCTTTGCGGCAGGCTTGGCCGGTACTTCGTCTTCTTCTGAAGGTTTAGCAAACATTACCATCTTCGGAGCGTTGGGCTTGACACCATCGCTCTGAGCCACAGTCATGACCACGGCACGTTGTGCGTCAGCACTCTCAGCTTGCTCCTTGATGATCTCGTACTCGTCGTCAGTCAACCAGCGTACGGGTTTGAAATGCAACTTGGGGGACTCGGCCTTAGTATCGAAGCGCATCTCGGTGACGATCTGCTCAGGATTCACAGGAGGGTTCTGCACCGCCAAGTAGCGTGCATAGGCTTGTAACGGGCGCTTGTCACCTTCTTCTTTACCAAACACCGAAGTGGCTGGCAAAGTCAACTGCATCACATCCCCTGATGGGTTGTTGGCCAACACCACAGCAAGACGCTGTTGGTAGCGGCAAGCACGGCTGTTGTTCTGACCAGAACCCGCGATGTTCTTCGGGCAACTCATGCAGGTTTCAGCTTGCTTGTTCTGAGCAGAAGCGTCAGGACGCTCACCGTCATTGCTCCAGCAGTCAGGGCCAGTGATGTTGTCGGCATCGTAGGATGCGGTGTAGAAGATACGGCTGACCTTGGGGGCAGCTTTGACGATGATGACTTCCAGATGGCGATCATCAATCGCGGCGACTTCCTTGCCACCAGCTACCAGACGGAACACGCCGCCTTTGATAGAGATGCGCTTGGTGTTGGATATGCCGCCGCCTGTGAGGGCTTTGGCTGTGTCGGACAGTTCGTTGTTACGAGCGAATGCAGGTACGTTTGCGGACGAGAAAAGCGTTATGTTTGACATATAAAACTCACTTGGTTGGTTTGGTGATACGAATTTCGAACTCAGTGTTTGAGTTCAATCCCGGCGGTACAACCCCCGGGTTCTCTTCTAGGAACTGCGCCATGTTGGTTTGAGCGATGCGCTTCTCCAGCAGATCAACAGCCGCGTGCTCAAGGATGAACTCCTTGAACGACGACCAGTCCTGCGTGTTGTAACGCGTCTTCGTCATCATGGATACAGTCCCGAAGGGACTCTTTACAGATGAGACACCAAGTGCCTTCATCTGGTCTTTGATAGCGAACTTGATTTCATCTTGTTGCGCTTTGAGTAGTTCCACCGCAGTGTCGTACTCTTGTGTCAGCGTGTCGATCTCCGCTTTCATCTTGCGATAGACCTTCACCAATTTATCGAATGGGACTTGTTGTTCGTCCATTTACTTCTCCTGTTTTGTTTGTCTAAGGTTGGACAGTGTACACAATAAATTTAAGTTTGCAACTCCTTTCAAGAATTTATTTCTATCTCAAACATCTGGGTAAGAAGTGAGTTATCACTTACCTTAGCCTCCAGTGCTTTGAACATTTTCTTTTCAATCGGCGAGCCCTGAATGTGGATAACAGTAACTTTGTCTGAGTTCTGTCCCTTGCGGTCAGCCCGTGCAATGCACTGGATGTACTGCTCCACGCTCATCAATGGCCCAAAAAATACCACGGTGTCAGCGGCAGTCAGGGTAATCCCGTGTGCCGTGGCTTGTGGCTGCATTACCAACACCCTTGGTTCTTTGTCGTGCTGAAATCTGTGGATGATGTCTGCGCGTTTGTTTGGTGTGACTCCACCGTGTATGCACTCGTTGGGGATGTTCTTCTTTGTCAGATGCGTCTGGATGCTGTCGATGCTTGAACGGAACAACGCAAAGATGATGACCTTGCGGTCTGTCTCATCCAATATTTCTTCCAGCACACCCAAGCGTGGGGCAGCATCGAACTCAACAACCTCCTTGTCATCTGTGTAGACAGCACCGCAACTGATTTGCAACAACTTGGATACACCAGCGGCAGCATTGACCGCGCTGATCGTCTCGCCTGCGGCTTGCACCAGCATGCGATCTTTCAGTAGGTTGTAGTACTTGGCTTGCTGTGGTGTCAGTGGTACTTCGCGTGTTGTGGTCAGCACTGGTGGCAAGTCAAGGCATTGCGCTTTGGTAAATCTGATTGCGGGTTGCAGTGCCTCGTGTACCAACTCGGCGGCGTTATGTTTTGGTGCCCATTTGTACAGCGTGATTTTGTTCATCACTTTGTCGCGCCATGATGTGTAGAAGTTTGGTACGCCTTCGGGGTTCACGATCTTGGCCAAGCCATACGCATCTGCTGGTGACTGCGATGCTGGAGTACCAGTCATCATCCATACGTGTGTGTTTGGTTTAATGATTGCCTTCAATGACTTCCAACGTTTAGTCGTCACTGTCTTGTATGCGTTGGCCTCATCCACAATCACCAGATCAAAGCGACCATCAGCGTTGATCTCATCGGCTATCAAGTTCAGTCCTTCGTAGTTAGCAATAACGAACTCGTAGTCTTGTTGAATCATCTCGATACGCCGACTAGCTTGGGTGTGGTGCGCAACGATGGCAGAGCGATGGATGATGCTGTTACTCAGGTCAGCCAACCACGCCGACTGCATGATGGATAGTGGGCACAGAATTAAAACTCTGCGTACATGCTTGATCTGCATCAAGTAGTCAGCCGCCCACAGTGCGGCAAGTGTTTTGCCAGTGCCGGGTTCGGAGAACACAAACGCTTTGCGGTGCATCGTCAGAAACGCTGCCGTCTCAATCTGATGTTGCATGGGCTTATACCTGCCCGGCCATTTGTATTTGCGTGTGATAGGTGAGGGAACGTCCTTCACCCCGAGGTTGCGTAGCACCCTACATTCATCGAGTCCCCAGTAGACAGCAACATCAAATCCACCGTCATCGCGTTCCATGACTTTGTGTTTTGGGATGATGCTGTACTTGTCTGGGTTTCTGGTTCTGAATACTAGTGCCTTGTCTTCAAGGATTTCCAAGTTGCTTCTCCGTTTATGTTATTGGTTTTAGTAGTTCAATTAGTTTCTGTCGATGCACAGCATGCAACGCATACTGCATGTTTCGTTTGTGTTTTTCATACATCTGCTGCGCTCTGCTGTGAGATATGCCGCATCTTCTGCCAATAGCATCAAAGGTCATACCTTGCTCTCGCATATAGGCTATGGCACTGCAACGTGCCCTAGCTATATCGCTTATCTCCTCTTGCGTCATTTGTTATCGCCTTCGTTGGTTTTCTTGGCTCGCAGTCTCAGGTTGCCCGGTGTTGACTTGCCGCCCTTGCGTAGTGGCTTGATGTGGTCGATGTCTTTACCACTTCGGTCAATCCCTTTAGCGTCATACGCACGCCTTGCACGCTGGCGCTCATGCTGGTCTGAACCGGGGCCAGACTTGCCGGTCTCCAAGTCACGCTTGTATTCTTTTTTGTAATCTCTTTTTACTGCCATCATTTACTCCTTTATGCCATGAAAATTTTCAACTGCCCTTGTGTAGTTGAAAAGGTGTAACCCTATCGACATTAAATCCGTTCTTGTAAAGCCTGCGTCGTATGCAAGTTTTGTCATTTCCAATTCTGTTATTACGCCGCTTTCTTGAAGAACTTGTTTTCTTGCTTTGCGATACTGCGTGCGGCAGTCGCCACATAAAACTGTGCAGTTATCGTCTTGCAATGAAAACTCTACCCACTCTTGTTTAAGATCGTAGTCAAGATAGTGCGTCCCGTCTACGTCTTTATCAAGAACAAGGGCGCACACTTTATCCTCGAACGCATTCAACAACGTGTCTAAAGCCCTGACTCGATAAAGCCTAGTGCTTGTAGCCGCGCACGCTTCGCACTCGCCATCGTCTAAAGGGTGCTCGGCATCATATTCCGCCAGTGCTTTTCGCGCAACGCGGTAAATGATGCTGTCTCGTCTTCCCATATTACCTCCTAATGTTTCGGGTTGTACTCACACGTTTTAACTGGACACCACGGGCACAACGCGGAGGACTTGGGGTTCCACACACCTGTGTTATGGCACTGCTCTAATTTAGCTACACGCTCACGATACTTCCACCACTCAGCATCGGCATTGTCGAGCGCCATGCTGTGCTTAACCATATCATTCTTGACCACGAACAGCAATGCTGACTTGACTCGGCGTATGTGCGGGAAGTGTTTGAACACCATCATCGACATCAGCTTTAGCTGGTCAATATCTGGGTAGCGGTTGTTGCCTGTTTTGTAGTCCACGACAGTGGCGGTCAGGTTCTCATCATCGATTATTAGTAAGTCAGCGATGCCTCGTACCCATCTGCCCTTGTCGTTGAAACTACACGGCTGGAGGTCAGGCGTAATACCCATCTCGTACTCGCACAGCTTCCTGCCCGGCTTGGCCAGCAACGCATCCAGAACTTCTTGTGCGTAAGAAAATTGTGGTGGTAGCGGTACGCCATCCCGTATATAAACTTCAGCGGCAATGTGAAACTCTTTTCCGTAATATGTAGCCTCAGTTTCCTGAAAAGCATAGTTGTTAAGAACTTTGACTTCGTGATACCTGCGTGGGCATCCTTCAAAGTCTTTCAGGGCACTGTGACTCCACGTTACTTGTTTCATTAGAACCTCGCTGATTTGATTGCTTGTGCTAAACGTTTTGAAAACTCAATCACAAACTTCTCATTGTTGTTGAGCTTGTCTTCACCCATGTCGTACAGAATGGCGTGAGTTACCTCATGCCAGAAGTTCTCCTGCACCTTGTCGTCATCAAACTGCTTGCCTGTCACGTTACTGAACTGGCCTAGCTCGATCTTGTTGGTGCGGTAGTAGACCCGCGCCATGTCACGCTTACGCAACATGGTCTCCACAATGTCAACTGAGTACTGCTTACTGCCCACACGTATGCGCCGTGGGATTGGCGTTCTTGTTTTTGCTGTCATGATTACTCCTTTATAAACAGCAACAAGTTGTTGCAGTCTTTGATTACAAACGTTGCTAAATCTTTAGCGTCTTTGTGAAGTCTATTGTCTTCTTTCACATTTCTGCAACCCTCAATCATTTTTTCAAGGGTCTGCACAGTTAGCACACGTATGTCTTTTAACACTTCTAGTTGCCTGTCTTTTTGTACGCTCATTGCTTTGCTTCTCCATATCTACGGTGTGCACCACCGTCAGCGGCCAGAGGTATCCCCGGCATGTACTTCGGCTCCATAGTCATCTGCTCCAAGACCCAAGTCTTAGCGTCAGCAACCTCATCATCAGGCACCAACACAATCTGTTCATCGTGCACTGTGCCAACCACGGGGTACTTCTTTGTTACCCTCAACATTCCATCGGTCATGACAATACGCGCTACGGCCTGCGTAACGTTATTGGTAACCTTTCCTGCATACAGCTTGGTAGCATTTGGCCCGTATACCCACTGGCTCCTACCTTTATCATCTTTCGTGCGTCTGAGATTGGGGTAGAGCAAGCTCATCCCGTTTGGCAATTCTATACGCTCTTTGCTGAATGTCAAACACTTGTACTGGTATACCCTACCCCCAAACAAACTGTCCTCGATAAGCTGTGAGCACATATCCCAGAAGGTAGCAACGGGGTGGGCGGTGGCGCGGTAGATGTCAATGATCTTCTTGGCGGCAAGGCAGTGCGTCAGTAGCTCTTGGTCGGTGCAGGTGTGGGGAATCTCCAGCATCTTGGTTACGTTGTCCTCCCAGTCAATGAACCGCTGCGCGTACTCCTGATCGACCCCGAGCGTCTTCGCAAAGGCTTTCTCATATCGTACAGGGGGCGCACCAAGGAAGCCAGTAAGAAGTTGGGATGCAAATGACGCCCAACCGAGACCGTATCCGCAACCCAGCAACGCGCTTTTTGCAGACTGCCGTAAGTCTGGATGGCTTTCCTTACTAAGTCCGGGTATGTTAAACATCTGCGCTCCAAACGCCGCGTAAGGGTCACCACCTGCCCTGAAGATGTCAAGCATCTCATGGTAATCCGAAAGCCACGCGAGTACTCGCGGTTCAATT